GCTATAATAAATTGAACTAATAAAGAATAATAAGCACTTGTATAAATATTTTGATTCATATTGTATATTAGATCTATCGAAAATAAAATAAAATAAAATAAATTTAAACAAATAGTTGTTGTTGTTGTTGTTGTTGTTGTTGTTGTTGTTGTGAATAAGGATAAGCTAAATTGGAAGGATTACTAGTCATAGAAGGACAACAAGGGATCTTTGGATAAGATATATGCGTTCCATTTTGTCGTGCTTTATAATCAGCTTCTAATTGTGCCATTGTTAAACTACCAGTTGCAGCTCTTCTATTTTTATTTCGTCGAACAGAAGCATTTAAGCCTCCAACACCCGAACCGGGTGTATATTTATTAAATAAGCTGGTTTTAACATTTCCAGTAAAAATAAGTCTTCTTTGTCCACCAGGAGCCATTATAATATATATGAATAATAAAAATATATATCATAATTTAAGAAATTCTTTGTGAATCAATATCACCAGATACTAAATAAATAGAATTCTCTGTAACAATGATAAACTCGGTTTCTACCTTGTAAATTTTACTAATAGGACTAGTATACTCATCTTCACTTTTAACAAGTAATTTTTCTTGGTTGGACTTAACTCCGATAATAATCTCCTTATCAAGAGATGATGTCCAATAATCGGACTTAACCTCTTTATCCTCAACAATAGCTAGTTTCCAGGCATGTTGAAGGCAAGTATTAGAAGGCATTCTATAGTTTTGTTCTGAAGGTTGGGAACTCATTATATAGGAAATTAAATATAATTCTTTAAATACTTATTGTTAATAAAAGTTAATTTAACTTAATTTAACTTAATTTAAGTTCAATAGATTAAAAAAATAATAATAAAATATTTTAAAGTATTAATGAAAAATAATAGTTTAAATAATATTGAAAATTATAACACAGAATTAGATTCTAACGAACATATTCTATTTATTAAATATATTGGACTAATTCATGAATTGATTGAATGTAGCGTAGATAATATTTTTATTCAGAAACCCGAATATTTGAAGTATGTATTAATGAAAGGAATAAAAAATGTTTTTTACATATTTAATTTTTTACTATTATATACAAAAAATTTAGAATTGACAATTTATCACACACAAAAGGCAATTTTATACTTTATTGAATTTATAGGACAGATAGGAGATGATAATCATAGTTTTTTAAAATTGAATACAAAAGATGCTAGTTTATTTATTTATAAGAAAACAATATTTGAAGTAAACAATGACTTTAGAAAATCGTATGAAGAATCCGAAGAAACAAAAACAAAAATGGAAATGTTACACTTATATATTGAAACATATAACAATATAATGTTGAAAATTATAGAAAATTTTGATTTTCAAAGTAAAAGCTTGGAAGATCTTCAAACTATCACATTTACAAAATTATACAAAATTGTTGAATCTTTAATACAATTACCCATTATATTCAAAAGTAATAAAGAAAATATAAAAGAAAAGATAAATGAGTATAATACATTTGTAAATAATATTAATATTTGCTATTCAATGCCATTTATATGTAATAATTACCTGAATTTAATAAATTATACCATAAAGAAAGGTTATAAAAATAATATTGATAATAGTATTATAAAAAAAAAATTAGAATTAATAAATATCGAACAACAATTGGACGATTATTCTATATGTAAAATTTACAATTATATAACAAATTAATTCATTAGGATTGTTTTCTTTCGAATTTTTTTCTTTCTTTGTTTATTGGGTTGAGTATTATTATGTTCAGTAATACATGATATATTTCTATATTCACTCTCAAGAATTGTTTTAATAAATCTATAAATTTCGTGTAATACATCTTCCTCACATTTTCCGACTACCAATACACTTCCTGTTCTAAAAACCATAAAGGATATTTCCTGGAAGTCTTTATGTTTAGGTTGTTGACCATTTTGCTCTGATAGCGTATTATCGTAATAGAATTTACACTGAATACCAGGATAAGAACAAGCATCAAAATTACTATTAATACGATATTGATATTTTAATAAATCATATAATTTATCTCTATCAATAAAATATCCACAATTGAAATTAGAATTAATCAATACAGTTTCGCTGCTCTCTTTTATATAAGATAATTCTTCTCCTATATGTGGTCTTAATATTTTTACTAATAGTTGTAAAACCTTATCTAATAAAATTTCAGTTTGAATACCAGGAATTTCTAACTTTCCGGTATTAAATACTTTAATATGCATTTCCTTGTATTCCTCATTATGAAATATTCTCATTATCATAACAAAGCAATTAAAGAATGCTCTCTTTTTTTTACTTCTGTAACTTAAAATATCTTTTTTACAAATACCAATGCTTATTTTTCGTTGGTCTTTATATTTAATCCGTCCATCAGGATTTTCAATATGTTCAATTATTTGTTCCTCAAAATATTTAACATCTTCAAGATTATGTGAAATAGCATCTACCTCTTCTTGACAAACAGATGAATATTTAATTTGTTTTTTAATAATCCCATCTTCTGGAGAACTATAATCTAAAATAGGAATATCCCAAAATACTTTTTTAATATCGATTTCATTTTTATTTAAATACGAAATTTTCGTTTTTGTAGAAATATATATTGGTGAACATTTAGGAATACTATTTACATCATTGGACTGTGAATTGGATATATTTTTTTCAGAAATATTATTGTCATCAATTGGCTTAGGTTCTGGTGTCAATTCATCTCCGTCATTTTGTAAAAAGCTTTCCCATTCATCATCGATAGTTTCCATTACTATTATATCTATACCCCTTTGTTTAAATATATTTATTAATATTTAAAAGGTTCAATTATTTTCTTTATCTATAATAAACATGGACTACACTCATGAAAGAACGATACCGCTTCCTATCCAAAAATCCTCTTCTAATGATAATTGTAAAGAATTAAGCTTGAATCATACATTTATTGACCCTAGTAAGATGTCGCCACCAAATAGTTTTATGGATAAATTAATGAAACGAATGGATAATTATTATTCACCAACAGATAATCAAAAAAAGGGTTTTTTTGGAAAAAAATAAAAAAATTGAAGTCATAATATCGTATCAATACATATATAATTATTAATACGATGGGTTGTGTTTTAAGCTGCTGTTATATTTGCTTGTTAGGATGTGCTCCTAAGACGATGATAAGTCTTGATATTTCGAAACATATTGCGTGTATGCTCGATGAATATATTAACCATATGAAAGATATTACATTTACTATACCTCCAGCATGGAGTCCTAATCTTACAGATGATAAAGAGTTGATTAAATATCTTACTAAACAAATCGTGTTAGCATTAAAATCAATCACATATTTTAAACCATATTCTTTTAATGGTTTTACTGATGAATATATCACAGTTAATTTATCATACTATCTAATTCATAAAATGTTTGATAACGAATATGAATTTAATACATTAGATAATATTCCTATAGATACTTGCTTTTATAGAAAACCTGATATACCAGAAGAATCTAAAAACCGTTTTGTAACAAACTTTGAATTGTTTCCTACAAAAACAATTTCTCTTACTAGTAATGATTCTACAGATAAGCTACTATTAGACATTAAATTGAAAAATATGGTGACATCAGCTATTAACAATACTGATTTTGATGCTATTATTTTAGTTATTTATAATGAATTTGTAGATAAGGTAGAAAAAAAGAATACAGAACAAATGGAGGCATTAAATGTTAACATCATTTAAAAATTTGTTTAGTTTTAAAATGCTATAAGGTAACATATAATCTATATTTAATTCGGATATATGCATAACATTTTCTACAAAAGATAAAAATGAACTATTTATTATATGTTTCTTATTTCTAATAATATAATTTAAATAATTTTTTATAATATTCTTTTTTTCAATATTATATTCAATACTTAATTTTGAAATAAATTGTAAATTTTCATCTAGTGTCTTATTTTTAATATCATATGTTATTTTCTCCCATAATTTTGTTTGTATTATTTTCTTGTTATAAATAATTTGTTCATTGGATTGCATATAATTAATCATACTTCTAATATCAGAGTTAAATAATTTCTGGATTAAATAAATGGTTTCATCACTATATTGTAATTTTTCCTTTTCATTTATTATATTTAAAAAATTTATTATCTCTTTCTCAGGTAACTGATTAAATCTTAATCGAACAAATTCATTTTGTAGAGCCTCATCTATTCTGCTAATATAATTACATATTAAACAAAATCTAACATTTGATTTATAACTCTGTAATAAATATCGCAATGCTATTTGAGCATTTTTTGTCATATAGTCAACCTCATCTAGAATCACAAATTTCATACCGTTATTAAAGAGACTTTTAGAATTTACAAAACTATTAATCTGATTTCTTATTATATCAATTCCTCTTTCATCTGACGCATTTAAATGAATCATTAAGTTTTGATCATTACTCGTTTCTTGATATGCTTTTATTAAATTAATGATACTTGTTGTTTTACCTGTCCCAGGAGGTCCATAGAATAATAAATTAGGAAAATGTTCATTTTTTATAATATTTTCTAAAATTATTTTATTTAATGGATCTAATACAATATCATCAAATGTATTTGGTCTATATTTTTCAACCCAAGGAGTAAAAATATTCATATATACTATACTATAAATACAGTTATTTATATTTAAATAAAATTGATTGATTATAATATAAATAATATACTATAATCTATCTTAATGAATAAACCTGAGTTAAATATCTATGTTGGTTCAATGTATGCTGGTAAGTCTACAGAAATCATTAAAAATTTCAAAACACTAGAATCTGCTGATGTTAAATCTTTGGTTATTACACATTCATTAGAAAATAGATTTGATGAAAATTATTTATCAACTCATGATAATATTAAAATTCCATGTGAAAAATTATCACATATTAAAGATATTTATCAACTTGAATCATTTAACGACTCTTCTGTAATATTAGTTGATGAAGCACAGTTTTTTGAGGACATTAAAGAGGTTATTAATATTGTAGAAATAAATAAAAAAACAGTTTATGTTTTTGGTTTAGATGGAGATTTTAAAAGAAATAAATTTGGATGTATTTTAGATTTAATACCATATTGTGATAATATTCATAAACTGAAATCTATTTGTTATAAATGTAAAGATAAAGGTATATTCAGTTTAAGAATATCTAATTCTGAAAATCAAGTATTGGTAGGAAGTAGTGATGATTATCAACCCGTTTGTAGAAAATGTTATTTACAAAATTCATAAATTAAAATTATGATATCGCCTATTGTTATTTTAACTTTAAAACTATTATAAAACCATTTAAATTAATATCATCACTTTAATTATAAAATGAGTTCAACAACTGTCGAGAAGAAGAAGAGAGGGAGAAAAAAACAAAATATTGTTCTAACTGTTGAAGAAACACCTGAAACACCTTCAACAAAACCACCTCCTAAGAAAAGAGGAAGAAAACCAAAGGGAGGAAAAATTATTCAACAAAATACAATTTTAAATGATACTAAAGAATCCGAACCAAATATTATTTTACAT